AGTTGTCTGAGTGACTGGCTGCGCGAAGGCCAAGTAGGTACCAAGGGCGACGAGCGCCGCCCCCGGTAGCCACGCGTGTTTGAGCCAACGCATCTCAGTTCGCAATCGTGATGCCAGCCGGATAGCCGCCAAGAACGGCATTCGCCTGGAGTGGTTGGTCGTGACGATCGAGCACGAAGGCACCGAGCAACTTGCCAGCACCATGAGTACCGGCATTGGCGTACTGGAGTTGCAGGAAGCGCGGGATCACCTGCCCCGGAATTGGCCGAGGAAGGTCGATGTCCGCGAGCCTTGCACCGATAATCAGCGAAGCCTCGAGCACTACCGGACCAGTATACATGGTCGTGAAAGCGCCGGGAGCGGCTGAGCCGTTATCGGGTGCGCCCTGCAAGTTCACGCCGAGGCTGGTGCCACCAGTGAAGGCGACTTCAACATCGACGAGGAGCTTGAGTGCAGGGTCATCGCCAATACCCATGTCCCTGCCGCCGACGTTGGCTGCAAGGGGCGGGAGTCCGGGGTTGGCAACTGTACCAACCCCGAGGTCGATTTGGAGCGATGAGGTCTGAGTGCCGGTGGTCGGCGAGTCAGTCTTGCCATCGCTGTTACCGGGAGCAGCTGTGCCGCCGGTGAACATGAAGAAGGCGTCAATAATCATGTTAGACCACCTGTGTCTCGTTGTTGAGGATCGCATCGCAGGTACGGACTGGGATGCCGCGGAAGGTAGTGATGGGCTTGCCATCGAACTCTTCAATGCGGAGCAAGACGTTGGTCTTGTTCATCGCTTGGAGATCGAGGTAGGTTCGGACGATACGATTGCAGTAGATGATCGTGCGCCCCATGTCTGCTCGGACTTCAGGAGTGTCCGAGGTCTGGATCGTCGTCGCGCTAACCGGAGCGGTCGGCAAGCGGTAGAGCCCGCGAACTAGCAGGTTGATCAGGTTCGCTGCCGAGACACCAGTGAGCTGAGTTACGTCGATATTCGCGATACGGACAGTGTAGCGCCAATCGCGGAGGACGAAACCAATCTCCCACTTGAAGTGATCGCGGTAGGCTTGGTACGTGTTACCAGAAGAGTCCGCAACCGGCCACTCACCCATATCCCGGTGCTGTAGGCCAGTGATCTTCCCCTTGGGGAACGTCGCGTGGGCGGTATCAGCGCCCCACACCACGATCCAGATACTGGTGTTCGTGGAGACGAGTCCGCCGCCGTCGAGGACGTTCGCTGCGGTGTTTGCGTTCGCAGCGGTCTTGGTTGAGTACCTCGGCGCGAGCCCGGTGAAGCGTTCCGGGTTGACGAACTGGTTGCCGTAGATCAGGGTCGCCGCGACTTGCTGCGACATGCCTTCGAGGAAGGCCTTGACCTCCGACAGCCGGAACTCAGCGGTGTTACCGTTGAGGTCGGCAACGTCCTTGTCGATAACGCTGTACGTTTCGAGGTTGCCGACGGTGTCCACGATCTGCGCTGTCGTGGACTTTGCGTTCGGAACGCCTTGGTTTAGAAGGCGCCACGTAGCCTGTGGAAGGCCCGTGCGAACGGTGGTTTTGTGACCAGTAGGAAGATTGCCCTCGATCACCAACATATCCTCGAGAATCTCGTTCGTCTGCGAGAGAATCTCGATGATGCTGGCTACTCGATAGCCATCGTCCATGCGCTTAGCCCAATCCGCGTAGGTCAGTGCGGTTGTGCCGACAATGGTAGCCATCTAGGCTGCTCCTATTTTAGGTTCGGATACAGGGCGTGTGCCACTGTCCGTGGAGGTGCATTTGGAGCCTTGACTTCCGATGGGCTGCCTCCGGTCACAGCGTGACCCTCGGTGACCTTTTGAGCAAGCTTATAGAAGGCGCGGATAAATGCTGGGTTGTTCCCCGCACCTGTAAAGTCCATAGCTTGTCGGAACTCTCTGGCCAGTTTCTGGTCGCCTAGACCATCAATCGCACGGGCGACTGTGGTTTTGACTTGGTCGAGTTTACCACCGAGTTCGGGGTCACCCCTGACCTCTTCGAGCCATTTGGCCCGCATATCCTCCCACTGTTTAGCGGGAGCTTCCATCACGGCCTTGAGTTCGGCCGCGTGAAAATCGACTAGTCTCTGAGCGCCAGCCTGAGACAGATTCAGTTCCTTGAACAGTGTTTGTGCGCCGGGCATCGTCTCCGCGCGGAACTCGTAGCCCTCGGGCGCTTTGAAGTCGGCGTACTTCTCTGGAGCGCCAGTCAGCTCCGCGGGCTTTGCCTTCTCGTTGAGAAGGGTCTCACCTTGCTTTGTAGTATCCGAAGGGGTCGGGGGCGTTGGGGTCGCGGGCGGCTTCGCCTCCGTTGGAGCCGGGGCCTCTGTCGGGGCCTCCTCGATCGTCGTCGCCGGAGTCGCGTTGGTCTTCAGTTCCCCCGACGGAAGTCTCGCCTCGGGACTGTTCGCTAGATGTGTGTCGCTCATTTGCTTCTCTCATCATTAGAGGATAGGAATCGGGCGCAGCTTGCATGATGTCGTTGAGGAGCTTAAGCCCCACATTTCTCTCGCCCTCATTGAATGCCATCTGTAGGCCATTAAGAGCGAATGAAGTGCCAAAGACGTGGCAGCCGTTAAGCAGATCGTATATAAATGATCTGCCAGCAATACCGGACATAAGATTGCGAATAACGTCCTGTCGAAGACGCTCGCGGATACGGGCTTCTTTCTGGGCCTGTCGGACTTGCTTTGGGTCTGATGCATCCATTTACCCCTGCCCAAGCATGAGTTGGAGCGCGTTCTTGCTCTGCCCGACCGGCGTCTCGGATAGGGTCTGTGCGCCAGCCGATAGCTTCTGCGCTGTGTCTGCGCCCTGCGCGACCTGCTGCATTGCCTGTTGTTGTTGCCGCTGCTGCCGGATTTGCTGAAGTTGCTGCGCCGATCGGATCAGCTTCGGATCGTTGTTCAAGAGCGATGAAATCTTCTCGACCCCGTAGTCGAAGTCCACGTTATCCACAACTTGCGGCTCAACACCTGCGGCATTGCCAATAAGGGCAAATATTCGCTCGATACCAGCCGCGGAAGTGGCGTTCTGCGCGACTTCGAGCATCGACCGGAACTTGATTTCGATGTTTGCGCCTTGGATGCTCGGGGGCGCCGGCGGAAGTAGGTTACCGCGCATCGCGATCGCAAGGACTCGCTCGACGATAAGACGAAGGCCCTCGAAATTAATCCGCCCCAGTACCGGACCGAGCATGACCATCGCCTCGGCACGCCGTGCGTCGATCTCCGTAGCCGTGACGTTCGAACGGGTCTCGAACTGCGAGATTGTCTTGAATAGAGGTATGAAGAAGATCTTTTCGATACGGGCACGGACTTCATTGAGGTCCTCAAGCATCCCCTTCAGGTCGGGGGTCACGGTGTAGGCCGGGGCGAACGCGGGCTTGCCAGCTTGTTGGAAGCCGGTGACATACGTGATACCGCCGGGCAGCAACGACGCCGGAAGGTTTTTCATCTGTATGTCACCGACCATAGGTGGATTGACTTGCTTGTCGATGGCCTGACCCTTACGCTTTGTCTCCTGCTGGAGTTGCTTTACATCGCCCAAGCCATCCATAGCAGGACCGCGGCCATAAGGATCATTAGAAGTAATATCCCAGCGAGGCGCGATGAATGGGCACTCGTAGTAACCAGTCTTTCGAAGAAAGCCAGGAGCATAGGACGCGCCTCCCTGTGGGGCCGCGGTGCCAGACCACTCCCAGTAACACTCGCGCCATTTGAACTGAGATGGGATGCCGACCTTGCGCCCATCCTTATTCGGCTCGATCGCGTGGGCGATGATCAGCTCTCGTGTGAGATTCGCGCCACCACTTTCATAAAGAGCCTGAATTGCCGGAGAACAATTATCAACCCCAAACTCCTGAACCGTCTGCGAAACCGTGTACGTAAACTCGCGATAGAGGCTGTCATTGATGAGCTTGTTCGAGGAGTCGAGGTAGTACTCGCCGGCGCAGGGATTGTAGCAGGAGATGACATCTTCGTAGTCCTCATAGATTATCATCGTGGCAGTGCCAAACACGACAAGGTCGAAGTACATCACCGCCATAGCGACGTAGAAGTTTGACTCCTGAAATATCTTGGCGAGGATGGTCTCGACGTTAAATAGCCAGACGGACTCGGGCGTGGTCTTCGTGGAGTCGATCTTACCGATGTTCAAGTGGAACCACATCTTGGTCGGGTCACAGGTCCCGGTCATCATACCAGCGGCGCAATCGCGCGCGGCAATAGTCCCGGTCGAGTCCAGAATGTGCTGGTTCATCGGGAGCCCGCGAGACATTTGGTTCGGGGTCACGAGCCACTTATACCGACGCGGGAGGTAGTAATCGCCGAGTTCGCGCCAGTGGACCCACCAGCCATACCGGTTGACCCTTAGTCCGATCAAGCGCCCATCGACCTGCCGACGGAGGTCATAGTCCGCCTTCGTCAGCGGAGGACGGGAATTAGTGATGTCCTGAATCCGCTGCGAGACGCGGGCGTTTAGACGGTCAGCCACTTAGCCTCCGAGTAAGGTGTTGGGTCCGGTCTGGGATTGAGTCGGTGGGGCGAGCGCGCCGAGCACCGTCGGTGTCACCTCCATGCTAGTCGAGCGCGGCTTTGTGCCCTGCGCTGGCATCAGCGGCTGTGGGGCAGCTGGCGGCGGGGGCATAGCGGGCATACTAATCTTGGGTGGAGACACCATGATTTTCGTTCCAGATGGACTCGTTGGAGAATGGGTTGTATTCGTGCTGGATCAGGTCCTCGTGCGGGCCCTCGTGACCAGCCCACTCACTCCGTTGAACAGGCAAGGAAAACGTGAGGGCGAGGGCGTCGGCAACGTCCGGGCTGTCGAGCCCGCGCTTTTTCATGTCCTCTTTCTTCTCGAGCTGGATTTCGTTCTTCAGGTTGAAGCCGTATTCGAGGTTCACAAGCTGGGCCTTGAGTTCTGGATCGTCTGGTATCGTGCCTCCCTTAAGCCACTCACGCATAGCGCCCCAGATCTCAGCCCGCTTATTAGCGTACTGTACACCTGCGTCGCCAGTAAGGTAGCCCGTGCCATTTGGCTTGCTCCCGAACTGCACGTCGAAGCAGGGGACGTTGAGCTGACGAAGGCGATCCACAACGCCACCTCCAACCCCGCCTCCGTCAACAAACACGGCGTCAGCTCTGTACTGCGCATAGACTTCGCTCACCTTTCCCGCAAGGGTCATTGTATCAGTATTTCGAAGCTTGATTGGAGTAATCGATCTCCCATCGCGACCTTTTCTGAAGTAGATAACGCTCGCGTCGTCACCGAAGCGTGCCACATCAACCCCGATGCACAGGGGCTCATAAAGATGTACAGATGCATCCCGTTGCGTAGCCTCATTGACGGTTTCGGAGTCGATGAACTGCATGGACCCGGCACGGGGAAAGACTCCACGGACACGGACCCTGACGAAGTCTGAATCCTCTCCATAGTCTTTGATCCACTGGTTGAACTCACCTTTATCGGTGAAGGATATTGTGCGCGAGTCCACGCACCGGCTGTTCCATGAGTGCGAAAGGCGCCCGCCGGGGAAGCACTCTTTGAAGCGCCCAGTCGGGCGGTTGGGGTTGCCAAAGACACACCATATGCGCTGCGTGGACTTGTCAGTCATGCAGCCGTCACCGGCTTCCCAGATGCCGTCTGGAATACCGGAGGCCTCGTCGTAGATCATGATGAGGCGCTTGCCCTCGTTATGAAGGCCCTGAAACGCGACCACGTTGTTCTCAGACCACGGAACCATGTCGATCCGCCAAGTCCGCTCGTGGGCGTCGTCGTTGGAGAAGATGGCGGTTGCCGTAAGTTTGGACAGAGACTTTCCAATGAAGAGATGGTACCACTTCCCGAGGTCGGCCCAGGTGTTGGGCTTGAGCTGGGTTTCTGTGTTTGCTGTAACGACACCGCGAGTATCCTCGAATGTGGTGATCGCCCACAGGATTAGCCAACAGACTAGTGCGGTCTTTCCGACGCCGTTCCCTGAGACCGTCGCCTCACGGATTGCGGCGTCTGGGTTAAGGCTGCGTCGCCCGATTGACTCGAGGACCTCGCGTTGCCAAGGCTCCGGGCCTTTTCGCTGAGCTAGGACGGTGCCGGGTTTTTCCCAAGGGAACACCACCTTAACGAACCCGAGCGGATCATTTGTGAACTTGCCGAGGTATTGGATCAGCTCGAGTTCGCCGCTCATGAGTCAGCCTCAGGAATGACTGGAGCGGGCACCTCGGCTGGCTTTGAGTCTGCCCGCTCCAGTTGACGCACGCCGCCTTCGGCTGCGCTCAGCTTCAGCTCGCGTTGGCGAGCTTCGGCGAGACCATCGGCAAGGTCCATGTTGACGTTGAGTCGCTGGGACTTCAGTACCTTCGAGTGGCCGTTGCGATCGGCCATATCCGCGTACATCTCGAGAAGCGTCCGGTTGTCTATCATCTCTTCTTGATCGGAGACACGGGACTCCATCGCTTCCATCAGGAGGAGTTCGAGGTGATGGCGCTTCGCGACGATAGTGGCGTAGGCGTCGAACTCGATCGCCTCGCACTT